CCTCATTTTGAGTCGGTTGAAGTTGAAGAGGATGCTAAGTATGATCGTAATCGTAAGAGAGCGGCACAAAGAGCAGCAGAAAGAAACGCTGCCCGTGCTGCAGGTAAGACTGGTGTAGTTCCAGGTGTTGGCTGTGTGTCTCCAAGAAAGGAGACAGCAACTTATGTTGATTCTCCAGGCACAACCCGTCATAAGTCAGGTGCAAAAATGGAAGCACTTGATCCTGTAGGTAAGGAAGCTGGTGACGTGAATAATGATGGTAAGAAGGATAGTTCTGATTCTTATCTGATGAAGCGTCGTAAGGCAATCGCTAAGGCACTGGGTAAGAAGAAGCAGACTGAAGAAGTCGAAAATCCATCCAAGGATTTAAAAGGTGCTGTCAAGAAAGCAGTCAAGAGAATCGACCACAATGTAAGTGGTGATGTTGATAAGAACGACAAGTCCATGGGTAACTATGGTGAGTTTGTTCCTTCTGCTGATGGTAAAAAGAGGTTGACAACAAAGATCGGTGAGGGTTATTCTAACTGGAGAACTGATCTTACAGAGGTGATGGATGATATCGAATCGAAACCTATTAAAGAAAAGGCAGTTAAGAACAAAGTGACAATCAATCCTAAACTGACTGAAGCAGTTGAAGAGATTGGTGGTCAGGTTTTAGAAGTCACTGAGGTTGAGCAGGTAGATGAACTCTACAAGGGCAAGCACGGTCAGACTGAAAAGCAGTATGCTGATTCCCGCTCTCCTGGTGGCAAGATGGTTTCTGGTGACTCCAAGATGAGTGGTGCTGAATACACCCACGGCCGCAGAGTCAAGGCAGCAAATCCTGGTATGCAACCTGATGTAGGTGGCAAGACCAAACCAAAGTCCCAAGGTAAGATGGATAAGGGCACCCGCGCCGATCTTCAGTATCGCAAGGTAAACCTGAGAAAAGAAGAGGCATCAATGTCTCCTCAAGAAATCCAACTTCAGAAGAAGAAGGCAATGATTGATAAGTTAATTGCAACCAAGAGACAGCAGGGGTTGACCAAAGCAAAAAAGTCTGAGGAGCCCGCTAAAGCAGTGGGTGAGGAGATGTCTATTAAAGACCAGATGAGAATTTCCCGTGAAGCAGCAGCAAAAAGAAAACCATATCAACCTGGAGATCGTGAGAAGCAACGTGCTGCTCAAATGAGAAATGCTGCTAAGAAAGCACCAAAAGATACTAGAACAGATGCTCAGAAGATGACTGATGCTACCGGACCGAGAGATGCTTTTGGTCGTCCTGCTAAGTCTGGATATAGAGGTGACTGATGCCACTTGATCTGAAGAAAGATAGCATGGGGGATGTCATCAAAGACTTTTACAAGTCTGATGCTCCCCAGTTTAGAGGTAGATCAAAAGCAAAGCGTCGTCAGATGGCGATTGCTGCTAAGTTAGAAGCAGAGCGTGGTCCTCAGAACGAGGAATCAAACCCACGTATTCCTAGAAAGAAGGGACAACCTGCTAACTCTAAGAAGCATTCTGATCTTTATACTGACGAGAATCCAAAAGGAACAATCCATGGACTTGGATTCAAGGATGTTGCTACAGCAAAGGCATCTGTATCCAAGATTCGTAATTCTTCTAGATCACATGCTCATAAAATCCAAGCAGCAGTCGCTATGGAGCAAAGAGCAAGAGAAATGGGTAAGACTTCAGAGGCAGCTGTCTATCGTAAGTTTATTAATACGATGAAAAAGAAGACCAAGAAGATGAATGAAGGTTGGTCTGATAAGTATAAGAAGTCGATTGATTGTAGTAATCCAAAGGGTTTTAGTCAAAGAGCACACTGTCAGAGTAGGAAAAAGAAAGTGAATGAAGAAACTAGGTATGATAGGTATGACTCTGAGAAAAAGAGATTTGCTAAATCAGACGCTCGCATGAAACTTGGAAAAAACTATAAACAGTTTGCTAAGGATGCTGAAGCAGCAAAGAATCGTTTACGTCCTGGTGAAGTTAAGAGATATGATAAGACCTTAGGTAGATACGTTTCTAATAAGGATTGACGATATATAGATTGTAACCGCACAATCATCATGTTCGCATTTTTACTACCACTGGCATCAAAAATCATCATGGATGCTGTCTCTAAGATTCCTGATAATGAGGAACTTGGGGAGAAACTGATTGATATTTGTCTTGCTATTCTTGGAAAAGCAGTCAAGTTGACGAAGACAGATATGGACGATCAACTTCTTGAAGCTGTTGCTAAGGCAATCAAAGCACGCGAGGAAGAAGCAGAATGAACTGAATGAGACCCCTCCGTTGGGTCTCATTTTTTTATAAATATCTAAAGCAAATAAAATTATCGGAAGAGAGACATGGCACTCTGGGGTATTACTGACGCAGATGAATCCAAGCCAAAGTGGGCAGTGAGAGGTAGTGGAGTTGATCCATCGAATATTTTTGCAACCGCATCTGGTTGGACTTTACGTCACTATAAGAATGCAGCTAAAACTGAGTACTGGGATGAAGTCATCGTTGCCGTCGATGGTCTTGTAGGTGAAGGTGGTCGTGGCACTGATACTCTTGGTAATGCTGATATTACTGCTGTCTACTTTGAGGAGACAGGATATGCTGGTGGAGCAACTGGATCTGTTGTCGTTATCTACAACGAGCAGGTTGATGTCACTAATGGTGCAACCTTAGTTGTTAGAAACACCACTGATTCTGCAAACATCACTGCTACCGCTGCAGCACAAACTGCTACTAACCGTGTTGAGTTTACCTTTACTGCTGCTGCAACTGGTAAGGCACACGCCATCCAAGCACAGACAATCTCTGGAACGATTGTTGATACTGGCACATCAACAGCATCTGACAAGGTATTTGCTGCTGGAGATGTAGAGGGAGCAGGTGGAAGTGGTTCGACCAAAACGTTCACTGCAAGTTGATTGATGGGATAAATGCATTTTACTGAATTGAACGAGGATAACTTTCTCTTATTTGCAATTAAAAATTATGAGAACCCTCAAGCAGTTACCAAGGATGATTTCGATAAAGATCTAAATCATTTTAAATATATCAAGAGATTATTGAAACGATATAAGAATACGGGTCAACTTAAGACTCATCTTCTTTTAAATCATTTTATTATTCTCTATAATATTTTTGGGGAGGCCACAACTCCCATGTTGTTCTTTAAAATTGAACGGGAATTGTGGTCGTCAATGAAAACTTTCATAATGTTTCTTGGTAGATTTCCCGAGTATCCAAAATCCTTTATGCATGACATTCCTATTGATATGGATTGTCTAGTATCATTACAAAAAATTTACGAAGATGGATAAACCACTCCAAAAAATTATTGACATTGTTCATAACTTACATGAACAACCAACCATGAATCTTGGTGCTGGTAAGATTGCGGGAACTGCTGAGGCAGGAGATGATCCTCCGGTTAAACAAAAGAAAAGGTACATTTATCAAAAGGGTGTAAGAAAACTCTGGTCACCAAATGGAAGAAGAAGTTAAAGTTGCTGTACTAGAAACTAGACTTGAGAACTTTGAGACACTTGTCACAAGGTTAGATTCTGCCATAGAAAAGATTGCAGAGGTAAATAATAATGTGTCTAGGATGTTGGCAGTCCATGAACAAAGAATATCTAAGCAAGAAGAGATCGACGAAATACTGTTTGATAAAATCGACAAACTACGTGATAAAATGGACAGCGATCATGACAGCGTTAGTCAACGATTATCATTATTGGAACGGAAACTTTGGATTGGTATTGGAGCACTGGGAGCAATACTAGTCGCAACTAATCCACAAGCAATCAAGACCCTGAGACCGTTGCTTTCGTCATCAGAGAGTGCTATAATACAACCAGTGAATGCTGCCATGAATGAATCACATCGATTCTAAGTTTATTAATCTTCTTTCACCAAAACTTGATAGATTTAAGAGAGTAAAACCAGATTTATATAACTTTCGTTGCCCTATTTGCGGGGATTCCAAGAAGAATAAGTCAAAAGCAAGAGGATATCTTTACGCAAAGAAAGCAGATGTAAACTATAAGTGTCACAACTGTGGGGTATCATTGACTTTTAGTAACCTCTTAAAGCATGTTGATCCGGTAATGCACAAACAATATATCTTTGAAAGATTCAAGGATGGAAAGACTGGCAGAGCAACAGTCGTTGAAGAACCAAAGTTTAATTTTGAACCACCAAAGTTCAAGAAGAAGATAGATTTGCCTAATGCAATGACAAGTCCTGAGGCTTGTGGATATCTTATGGGTAGAAGGCTTGACCCTGCTAAATTCTACTATACTGACGGATTTAAGAAGTGGGTGAACTCAAGAAAAGAAGTCTTTGAGAGCACAGAACACGACGAACCAAGAATTATAATACCTCTGTATTACCAGAAAGATTTGATTGGTATTCAAGGCAGAAGTATTGATTTTAGAAATCCTAAATCTGTTAAATATATCACCGTGATGTTTGATGACAATGCGCCAAAAATTTATGGACTTGATGATGTCAACAAAGAAAAAACAGTCTATGTTACAGAAGGACCTTTTGACAGCACATTTATACATAACTCGATTGCTATGTGCGGAGCTGACGCTGATATTAGTGACCTCGGGATTAGCGATCCTGTCTATATCTACGATAACGAACCACGCAACAGAGAAATTGTCAATCGAATCGGTAATACAATCGATAGAGGCGACTCCGTAGTTATTTGGCCCTCTGGTATAGGGGAAAAAGACATTAATGATATGGTTATTTCTGGACTGGATGCTCAGTCTGTGATAAAATCCAATACATATTCTGGATTGGAAGCACAACTTAAATTTAACACCTGGAAGAAAATATGAGTAACGGAACAAAGGTAGAAAAAAGAGATGGTAGAATTGAACCTCTTGACCTTGACAAGATGCACCTTATGGTTGAGGAGGCAACTAGAGGTCTTGCAGGAGTATCTGCAAGTCAAGTGGAGATGAAATCCGGAATCCAGTTTTATGATGGCATTACAACAGCAGAAATACAAGAAATTTTAATCAAGGCAGCATCAGACTTGATCGATCTAGAGCACCCCAACTATCAGTACGTTGCAGCACGATTACTTCTTTTCTCAGTTCGTAAGCAATTATACGGAAAGATGAGAGAACTGCCCCATTTGGAGGCACATATCATGGATTGCACAAATAGTGATGTGTATGACAAGAGCATCTTCCATAAGTATTCTAAAGAAGAGATTGACAAAGCAAACTCCATGATCGATCACGATCGTGATTTCCTGTTCACATATGCTGGTTTACGGCAGGTTGTGGATAAATACTTAGTACAGGATAGAAGTGCTGGTGGAGTCTATGAAACTCCACAATTCATGTATATCATGATTGCTTTGACTATCTTCGCAGAGTATCCCAAAGAAACCAGACTTTCCTATGTCAAACGATACTACGACGCAATCTCAAAGCACAAACTCAACATTCCCACACCTATCATGGCAGGAGTGCGAACTCCACTTCGACAATTTGCTAGCTGTGTTCTTGTTGATGTTGATGACACCCTCGATTCTATCTTTAGCTCTGATATGGCAATTGGCAAATACGTTGCACAAAGGGCGGGAATCGGCATCAACGCAGGTCGAATCCGTGGCATCAACAGTAAGATCAGAGGCGGAGAAGTTCAGCACACTGGTGTTGTTCCGTTTCTCAAAAAATTTGAATCGACTGTCAGATGCTGCACTCAAAATGGCATCCGAGGCGGATCAGCTACGGTCCACTTTCCGATCTGGCACCAAGAAATAGAAGACATCATTGTCCTGAAGAATAATAAAGGGACAGAAGACAATAGGGTAAGAAAACTTGACTACTCGATCCAGGTTTCAAAACTTTTCTACGAGCGTTTCATCCAGGATGGAGAGATTAGCTTATTCTCACCGCATGACGTACCAGGTTTGTATGATGCTTTTGGTACTGACCGTTTTGACGATCTATATCAGTCTTATGAACGAGATGAGTCTGTTCCAAGAAAGACTATTGGGGCACAAAAACTGATTCTAGATATCTTGAAGGAGAGAGCAGAGACCGGTCGTCTGTATATTATGAACATCGATCACTGTAACTCTCACTCCTCTTTCAAGGATAAGGTGAATATGTCTAATCTGTGTCAGGAGATTACTCTCCCTACAGATCCGATTGGACATATTGATGATGAGTTTGGTGAGATTGCTTTGTGCATCTTGTCTGCAATTAATGTAGGTAAGATTACTGGTGGCGATAAAGAACTTGAGGAACTCTGTGATCTCTCTGTCCGTGGACTAGAGGAACTGATTGACTATCAGGAGTATCCCGTAATAGCAGCAGAACGTGCTACAAAGGCACGGAGATCGCTTGGAATAGGTTTCATTGGTCTAGCACATTATCTTGCAAAACTGGGATGCAAATATGATTCTCAGCAAGCATGGGATGCTGTTCATACCCTTGCTGAATCATTCCAATATTTCCTACTGAAGTCATCCAATCAGTTAGCGAAAGAGAAGGGTTGGTGTTCTGAATTCGGCCGAACAAAATATGCCGATGGAATCCTTCCTCTAGATACATATAAGAAGGATGTGGATGAAATCACCACACAGGAGTTGCAACATGACTGGGACGCTCTTAGAGCATCTATCAATGAATTCGGATTACGGCACTCAACATTGTCGGCACAAATGCCTTCGGAGAGCAGTTCCGTTGTGTCAAACGCAACAAATGGAATTGAACCACCTAGAGACTACTTGTCCGTTAAAAAATCAAAGAAGGGACCTCTTAAACAGATTGTCCCTCAATATGGATCTCTTAAGAACAACTATACGCTTCTTTGGGAGATGGAGTCTAATCGTGGTTATATTAATGTTATTGCTGTGATGCAGAAGTTCTTTGACCAAGCCATTTCTGGCAACTGGTCTTACAATCCAGAAAACTATCCTGATAATGAAGTCCCAGTGTCTGTTATGGCACAAGACTTTCTAACTACATATAAGTACGGTTGGAAAACTTCATATTATCAAAACACTAACGATCTAAAAACTGACGAAGTAGGAGAAGAAAAACCAGAGCTACAAAATCTGTTAACCCAATTAGAACAAGCCGAGGAGGGAGAGTGTGAATCCTGTGCAGTTTAAAGTGTCTTCCGTAGAGGATGGTCCAGTGACAAAAGTTAAAGGCATGACGGTCTTTAACACAGAACAAGTAAATACGAAAAAGCAACCGATGTTTTTCGGTAAACCTCTGGGAATACAGAGATACGATTCATACAAATATCCAGTCTTTGATAAACTCACCACACAACAATTAGGATACTTCTGGAGACCTGAAGAGGTTTCTTTACAGAAGGATCGTGGTGACTATCAAACACTACGTCCAGAACAAAAGCACATTTATACTTCGAATCTGAAATATCAGATCATGCTTGATTCTATCCAGGGTCGTGGTCCTGGTATGGCATTTATCCCATACTGTTCCTTACCAGAACTGGAAGCATGTATGGAGGTCTGGGGATTCATGGAGATGATCCATAGTCGCTCTTACACTTACATCATCAAGAACGTCTACAGCGACCCTTCAGAGGTCTTTGATAAGATCGTGACTGATGACCGCATCTTAGAGCGTGCTAGTAGCGTTACAGCAGCATACGATGACTTCATCGCAGGTGCTCACCAGTATGATGGTGGAACCATGTGGGAACTCGCAAGTGAAGGTCACTATGCTGGTCAATGGGAACGCCGCGAACTGAAGCGCAAACTTTATCGTGCTGTCGCAAATGTCAATGTCTTAGAGGGTATCCGTTTCTATGTTAGTTTCGCTTGCAGCTTTGCGTTTGGCGAACTTAAACTTATGGAGGGATCCGCAAAGATTATCTCACTTATCGCCAGAGATGAGAATCAGCATCTTGCAATCACTCAAAACATCCTCAACAAGTGGAGAGGAGGAGATGATCCTGAGATGCAACAGATCATGAAGGAAGAGGAGGAGTGGACCTACAAGATGTTTGACAATGCAGTCAATGAGGAGAAGCGTTGGGCAGACTATTTGTTCCGCGATGGATCTATGATTGGTCTGAATGATAAACTCCTTCAGCAGTACGTTGAGTGGATTGCGAATCGTCGTCTGAAGTCCATCGGATTGACACCACAATACGACATTGCTGCTAAGAACAACCCACTGCCCTGGACACAGCACTGGATCTCTTCTAAGGGTCTTCAGGTGGCACCACAGGAGACTGAGGTTGAATCTTATGTGGTTGGTGGAATCAAGCAAGATGTTAAGAAAGACACATTTAGTGGATTCCAGCTCTGATATGTGATTAAATAGGGGAGGTTGTAATCTCCCCTATGCCTAGAAATCAAATGACCAAGGACGAAATGCAGGTCCGGGTATTGAAGTTGAAGAAAGAACTTCATGAAGAAAATATGAATGGTGGTGTTCAGCATATGATTGATAAATACCTCAACAAGGTATTGGACATACTTGATGAGTACAGGTATTGATTATGAAAACCCATGGATCTATAATGGCGTCCCTTTTGACGGGAGTCTTATTGGGGATAACCACGGTTTTGTTTATAACATTACCAATCTCACAAACCAACGACAGTACATTGGGCGAAAGTATTTTTGGTCGTTCAGAACACCAAAAGGAAAGAAGCGAAAAGTAAAATCCGAATCTGACTGGAGAAAGTATTATGGGTCTTGCCCGGAACTTAAGGAAGACATTGAACGACTGGGTAGACAAAATTTTAGTAGAACTATCTTGTCACTACATAAAACACCTGGCAAAACAAACTTCGAAGAAACAAGACAACTCTTTATTAACGGAGTCCTCACCGAATCTCTTGACACAGGAGGACCAGCATACTACAATAGCAACATCCTTAGCAGATACTTCAGAAAGGACTACTACGATGGAGACTTCAGAACTGGTTGACCATATCCGACATTGGGCAATCGATAAAGTTAAAGATTATAATGAGAAAGGAGTGAGTCGTATTTATGACCAGATGGCATTAATGGCAGAGTTTGATGAATGGTTTGATCCACAAGAGGATTTAGAGATTGTATCGGTTGACGAAATTTCTAAAGACGAGTATAATGATTTTCTTGAACATAAAAAATGAATAGAAGGATTTAATCTTTGACTCAGTAGCTCAGCTGGATAGAGCAACTGCCTTCTAAGCAGTCGGTCATAGGTTCGAATCCTATCTGAGTCGTCTTGCGAAATTGGTGTAGTGGTAACATCCCATCCTTCCAAGTTGGTGTCACGGGTTCGAGTCCCGTATTTCGCTTTCTCCCTAGGAGAACAAATGAAACCAGTAGATATCTTACTACTATTAAGTGAATTGGAGGGAAGTTCTGCTCAATGCAGACGACTCAATTTTTTAGAAGATGCTTCTATTTTAGATGAAATGAAAAAAAGGTACTACAAACTTTACTTTAAATTAAAGAGAGAGAGTAATGCAAAAAACAATTGATGATATCATATCAAATGATTGGTTCCGATATATGGACTACTTGTCTGGATATGATAAGGTAATCCATTACTCTTGGAAAAAGAAAACAATA